GCACTACAGGATCATCAGGACCACAAGGACCGCAAGGCCCAACAGGACCACAAGGACCCATTGGCCCAACTGGATCACCAGGCTCAACTGGCCCAGCAGGCTCCACGGGTCCTGTGGGACCACAAGGACCACAAGGTCCAGCAGGCAATACAGGATCATCAGGCCCACAAGGACCACAAGGTCCAACAGGACCACAAGGATTCACAGGCTCAACTGGACCTCAAGGGCCGCAAGGCCCAGCAGGAACAGGATCATCAGGCCCACAAGGACCACAAGGACCCATTGGGCCAGCAGGTTCATTTGGGCCACAGGGTCCACAGGGACCACAAGGGGATGCTGGACCAACTGGCGCCACTGGACCACAAGGCCCGCAAGGACCAACCATACCATACATTTTTGACGGAGGAAGCCCAAGTAGCACATACAGTGTCGGACCGGCATTTGATTGTGGGGGAGTAACTTAATATGCCAAATATTCAATTTCAATTTAGACGAGGAACTTCATCAGACTGGAGCAATGTCAACCCAACGCTGGCTTCAGGCGAAATGGGCATTGAAACCAACACCAATCTATTTAAAATAGGCAATGGAGTTGCTACATGGAACAGTTTGAGCTATGGAGGACTTCAAGGAGCAACTGGTCCGCAAGGTCCTCAAGGTCCTGTGGGTGATACCTATAGTACGTCAAGTTCAACTAATTTAACCATAGGGACTGGTAACCAGACACTGACAGTGGCCACTGGTTTGGCCTACAGTGTCAATCAAACTGTGTTGATATCAAACAGCATCAGCAATTTTATGATTGGCAACGTGGTCAGTTATGCTACGGGCAACGGAGTAATGGTAGCTAATGTAGCATCCACAACTGGTTCTGGAAGTTATACAGCTTGGAGTGTGAGTCTGAGTGGTGCTGTGGGTCAGGTAGGAGCCACAGGCCCTCAAGGCCCACAAGGTCCAGCAGGAACCAATGGTGCCACAGGTCCACAAGGTCCACAAGGTCCTGCTGGTAATACTGGACCTCAAGGACCACAAGGTCCTGCTGGAAGTACTGGCAACACAGGCCCACAAGGACCGCAAGGACCCATTGGACCAGCTGGGTCAGTTGGCCCATCAGGACCTCAAGGGCCAACCGGAACCACCGGAGCTTCAGGTCCACAAGGTCCTCAAGGTCCAGCAGGAACCACTGGTAATACAGGTCCACAAGGACCGCAAGGTCCTGCTGGTCCTACAGGGTTAACAGGTCCGCAAGGGCCACAAGGCCCAGCTGGTACAACAGGAGACGCAGGCGCCACAGGACCACAAGGCCCGCAAGGTCCTATTGGACCAATTGGTAACGCTGGTCCACAAGGTCCGCAAGGACCAATTGGCCCGCAAGGACTTACTGGGCCACAAGGCCCGCAAGGACCCACTGGAGCACAAGGACCCACAGGCGCTACAGGTCCACAAGGACCACAAGGCCCTATTGGACCCATTGGTAACGCTGGTCCACAGGGTCCAGCAGGAAGCGCAGGTCCACAGGGTCCACAGGGTCCAGCAGGAAGCGCAGGTCCACAGGGCCCACAGGGCCCTACTGGACCAATTGGTCCTATTGGCAATACAGGACCACAAGGACCCATTGGCCCTATTGGCAATACAGGACCACAAGGCCCACAAGGCCCACAAGGACCCATTGGCCTCACAGGACCACAAGGACCACAAGGACCCATTGGCCCCATTGGTAACACAGGACCACAAGGACCCATTGGCCCCATTGGCAATACAGGACCACAAGGCCCACAAGGACCCATTGGCCCCATTGGCAATACAGGACCACAAGGACCACAAGGCCCACAAGGACCCACAGGTGCCACAGGACCACAAGGTCCCATTGGACCCATTGGTAACACAGGACCACAAGGCCCGCAAGGACCACAAGGACCCACAGGTGCCACAGGACCACAAGGACCACAAGGGCCACAAGGACCCATTGGCAACACTGGACCTCAAGGGCCCACAGGTCCCAACACAGCTATCACAGCCTCTGACAACAGCGCGGCTGCCACAATGTATCCTGTGTTTGTGGGAGCTGCTGGGTCACTACAGACAGCCAATGTGCGTACTTCGGCAACAGCGTTTAGTTTCTTACCCAGCACTGGTAATTTAACCATTGGTGGAACACTGTCTATTAATACCAATGGCAATGCTATTGCCATACTGAATGGTGGCAGCAACGCAGTGGGCAATATTGGATCGTCTTCTAGTTATTTCAATCAAGTATTTGCTCAGGCAACCACAGCTTTGTATGCTGACTTGGCTGAAATGTATTACTCAGATGCCAAATACGAACCAGGCACTGTGATATCTTTTGGTGGCGCTCAAGAAGTTACACTCACTGTCAAAGATTTGGACAGCACAGTGGCAGGAGTAGTTTCGACCAATCCTGCTTACTTGATGAACAACACACTGACTGAAAATGCTGTGAACGGCAAGTACACTGTGCCAGTTGCTCTTCAGGGCAGAGTACCAGTAAAAGTACAGGGCACTGTCAAACGCGGTGACATGTTGGTCGGTGCTGGCAATGGCCGTGCTCGCGCTGAAAACTTTGACACACTGTCATATCGTCCAGGCACTGTGCTAGGCAAAGCATTGACAGATTTTGAGGGCGAGCAAGGCATCATAGAAATGGTAGTAGGACGCTTGTAACCCGGAAATTTAGATCAATTTGGTAAATAACAGTAGGGCAAAAGCCCACACATTAGGAGATAAAAAATGGCAGTATTTGCAGCAGTTAACGGAACACTACAACCAGTATTCAACCTGGACACACAAGACGGCCCAATCGCCGGTGCTACCAGCTTGGCAGGTTTGCCTGTTCAACCCCAAGGTCCAAAACTGGACTTTTTCACAATCACAGCCAACGCAAGCTTGAACACCACTGGTAATACCGGTGGCTATCTGGCCAACGTTATTCAGCAAGTTCAAATCAAAGGCACTGTGGCCATGTATCAGGTCAACGGTGCTCAGCTGAGCCTTGCTGTGTACCCAACTGGTGCTTACACAGCAGCTACACTGGCAGCTCAAGTTCAAGAAGCCAACGCCACTGGCGGTGTCAATATTGGTATTGAAACTGGCAACGTTGTTACAGTTGGTTTCAAACTGGCTACTTCTTGATTTAAAGACTTAGCTTGCTCAACAACCCCGGATTTGTTCCGGGGTTTGTTTTTGCCCGTAAATATCCAGTGGGCTTGAAAGTAAAAATAACAACCAAGTTTGATTGTACCGCCACTGGTGTTACAGGGCATTTTCGCGACGGCAATCAAGCACAATGGGTCAGACGTCGAAACCAGCAGCGAAACTACGAAACACTGACTCAGATCATTGGTCTTTACACACAACCACAAAACTTGTCGCTGCCAGTACACAACGCAGATCACGGCACATGGAGTTTTGAATTTGAAACAGAATTTGAAGGCATATTTAGAACAGGCACTGACGAGTTGGGAGTTTTGAAACAGAGTTGTATAGGCACGCCTATGATTCAAGGACTAAATGAACAGCCTGGCCTGGCCATGACACTGATACCAGAACAGAACATTTGGTTTGAAATCAGTTAAATACAACATGAGCGAAACCACTGAAATAGAAAAAAAGAGCCTTGAAGCGCACGTTGAATTATGTGCTCAACGCTACAAGTTTCTTGAAGAAAAACTAGATTCTTTGGAAACCAAGCTCAATACAGTGGCCTCCACTGTGACCACAGTCAAAGACTGTGTACAACAAATGTCAGAAAAAAGCCAAGACAGACTGGTTAACTGGGGCATTGGCATCATTGGGTTCTTGGTAGCAACCGTGGGGTGGCTGCTGTCACAATACGTATTCATATGAAATATCAAAACAAACTGGCTGAGTTTGCTCAGCGCGAGCTGCCTGCACTGATGGATCAGTTGATCATACCCGACGATCAAGGATTCAATGTGTTTGGTCGTTACCGTATAGAAAAACGCCGGCAGGGATACACAGTGATCAAATCGGCCGAACATCTAGGAACTTTTAGACAGTCTCGTACTGCACTGGCTTGGTGTATAGCTGATAAAATCAATCATATCAACTTGGCCAATCAAATACTGTCTTTGGAAACAATTAGCACACGATATCACAACGATATAGAAGTAAGATCAGCTGTGGCCAATCGAACCAGCAATGGTGCTCAATGGGAAACCATCAACTACAAACTGTCCCACAAAAGACAGCAGTTGTCAGCGGTCAACAACGAACTGGAAAAATGTATATCCCAGGCTAAATACTATCAAATTAGAGGATTCTCAAATGAAACTAACTGAACTGGCACCTACATCGACAGCAAAACAAGTGAGTCGAGTGTTTGAAAGTTATTTTGAACAACAGGTTAATTTTTCCAAGATACCCCAGCTGCAGGCTCGTGGGATGTTAAATCGTGTACGGGGGTTGATTCAAGAACATCGTGCCAGCCGGGATTTTCATCGCAGTGAACGCAATCCAGCCTACCTCAAATTGGTCATGATGGAGCAGGCGTTGACTCATCGTTTACGTGAACAAGATCAGCAGTCGCCAGCTCAGGCCGCTGCCATGCGCACTGCTCAAATTCAACAAGCACGCAAAGAAATCAATGAACGTATCAAAGAGTTGCGAGATCAAAAAAATCAAATTGAAGAGCAACTACGAAGCCTTCAACAACAAGCAGCCAATCCAACCATGAACGAAGGTCAGCGTAGACTGACTGAAAGTGAAGTTCAACAGGCTCAAGTGGTGCTGGCAGCTCAGGACATGGTAGACAATGTTCAAGGCATGATCGAAGACGCCACAGAAATGCAGTTCAAAGAACTGCCTGCTTTGGTTGATCAAATCAAGAATCAAATTGGTCCAGATCAAGCAGCACAATTCAACAACGATGCCAGTGCCGCATTGGGAGCTGTGGTTCAAAGTCTCCAAGGCAGCAAACAGCAACTAGACACAGCCTTGGGAGTGGTCACAGGCCAGCCAGGAGCAGCCATGGCTGCACCAGCCATGCCAGGCGCAGCACCAGGTGGCTTGCCAGGCCAAATGCCACCAGCTGACACAGACATGGACACCCCAGACATTGATCAAGAACTGGATGTAGACATGGATGTCGAAGAGCCCGCACCGCCACGAGCAGCACTGGGACGTGAGCGCAGAAAATGAAAATCAATGAGGTTACCAATCCAACGGTGACCAAAGTGTTTTCGTTGGCCAATCTGCTGCGAGCCAGGGCCAAGGACACCGGTGCCAAACCTGACTACAGCACTGATGCTTTTATCAAAATGGCTCAAACCTTGGGCGCTGAAATCACTGTGGATCAGCTACAACAAATGGCAGGAGAACCGCCCTTGAATGCTGTGCTCAATCCTATGGAGCCCAATGCTGCCAAAAT